CTATCTGCCTTTAAGTCATGCGTATGAAACCAAGCTAGGAGTGTAATTAAATGGCTATTTCAAGAGCGCAAATGCTTAAAGAACTCCTGCCGGGGCTTAATGCTCTGTTTGGTTTGGAGTATGAAAAGTACGAAGATGAGCACACTCTTATCTATGATACTGAGAGTTCTGATCGTTCTTTTGAAGAGGAAGTAAAGCTTTCTGGCTTTGCTGCCGCACCTGTGAAGAATGAAGGTTCTGCAATCTCTTATGATTCAGCGCAAGAGTCTTTCACAGCCCGATACAACCATGAAACGATTGCTATGGGCTTTGCAATCACTGAGGAAGCTATGGAAGATAATCTTTACGATTCTCTTTCTGCGCGGTATACAAAGGCTCTGGCACGGGCAATGGCTTACACCAAGCAGGTTAAGGCTGTTAATCCGCTGAACAATGGTTTCACCAACTCCTTTCAATCAGGTGATGGTGTTAACTTGTTCACAGCAAGCGGTGACGGCGTAACTGGCGGTGACGGTCACCCACTTGTTTCAGGTGGTAAAAACAGTAACCGTCCTTCAACGGCGGCTGACCTTAACGAAACATCTTTGGAAAACGCAATTATCGACATTGCTGCTTTCACTGATGAAAGAGGTCTGTTGATCGCTGCTAGGCCACGGCGTTTGATTGTTCCCCCCGCTTTGATGTTCACAGCAGATCGTCTGCTTGAAACAACTCAGCGTGTTGGAACAGCAGATAACGATGTGAACGCTATCCGCAACATGGGAGCAATCCCTGAAGGATATGCGGTCAATCACTATCTGACTGACACAAATGCCTTCTATATCATTACTGATATACCTAACGGCATGAAGCATTTCGAGCGTACTTCGCTTGAAACTTCAATGGACGGTGACTTCGATACGGGTAACGTGCGCTACAAGGCGCGAGAGCGTTACAGCTTCGGCGTATCCGATCCTCTGGGAATCTACGGATCTCCCGGTTCAAGCTAAACAACTGGGGGGCCGTTTGGCCCCCCTTTTGTTTCTATCCTGACTGATGTTCCATGTGGAACATTAGACACTAGCCAAGACAGGAGAACCCAATGGCTAATACTACTTTTTCAGGAGCAGTACGCTCCGAAAGCACCTTCAAAACTGTTAGCAAGAACAGCACTACTGGCGCAATCACTGAAGTTGCAACGCTTGGTGATGGCCCCGTTAGTCTTGCTGACTCAGATGTCACGCTTACGAACGCCACTCATAGCGGTCGAATCCTTCTTGTTCCAGACGGCGGACAAGACAACACTTACACGTTGCCAGCACCAATAGCTGGTTCTATGTTTAGGTTTGTTTATGCTGGCGGAGCGGCTGATGCCACGGATGCAATTATTGTAACTCCGGGCAATACCAATTATTACATTGGCGGCGTAACATTCCTTGACACTGACAACGAAGTTAGCGCGGTGTTCTCTGATGGCAACTCAAATAGCAGCATTCAGATAAACGTACCTGCTGGTTTTGATGTGACAATTATGGGTTTAAATACCACTAATTATCAGATCTTCGGCACTGTAACGGGCGCAACTGCGCCTGCATTTGCTGACCAGTAAGACTGGCTACATGTGGCTGGCTTCGGCCAGCCATAACTAAACATGAAAGCGAGGTGTACAAATGGCTGATGCAGTAGCCACACAGACAATTCAAGATGGCGCTAAGACTGCTATATTCCGGTTTACTAACGTAAGCGACGGTACTGGCGAAAGCGCTGTAGTCAAAATAGATGCTTCCTCCTTATCTAGCGACCCAATGACAGGCGCTGCTTGCACTGGTTGTACGATACAGAAAATCTATTACTCTACTATCGGTATGGGCGTTAAAATATTTTTTGATGCATCGACAAATGTTCTTGCTTGGCAGCTTAATGCTGATTGGGCTGACACGTTAGACCTTACTGACTTTACTGGCATTCCAAACAATGCTGGTTCAGGCAAAACAGGGGACGTTTTGTTCACAACCGTTGGCCACTCTAGCGGCGATGTGTACAACATAGTCATGCAGGTATCGAAGAGTTACGGATAATGGCGGCAAAAAAGCCTGCGAAGGGTAAGGCAAAAGTCAAAATTACTAGTAGCGGCAAGAAAGTTAGCTATGGACAAGCTGGCAAAGCAAAAGGCGGTGGTCGCAGAGTTAGGCCGGGAACAAGTAAGGGTGATAGTTACTGCGCCCGCAGCTTGGGAATTAAAAAACGTTTGTCCAAGAAAAAACAAAACGATCCCAATACCCCAAACAACCTGAGTAGAAAGCGTTGGAAGTGTTCTGGTGCTAAGTCTAGAAGGAAGTAGTAATGGCGATTAGTCGAGCGCAAATGGGGAAAGAAATCAAAAGCTCTCCCGCAAAAAAGCGTAAGAAGCAAAAGAAGAGGAAAAAGTAGATGGCTACAAGTGGTACATATACATTTAACCTCGACCTTGCTGATGCTATGGAAGAGGCTTTTGAAAGGGCTGGCCGAGAGCTAAGAAGCGGTTACGATTATAAGACGGCGCGAAGAAGTCTTAACTTACTAATGCTTGAGTGGCAAAACCGTGGTTTAAATTTGTGGACGGTTAGAAATACTACTCAGGCTTTGACGGCAGGAACAACGTCCTATGATCTGTCCTCTGATGTTTTTGACATTGTGGAAGCTTATATTAGGACTGATTCAGGAGATGTAGACAAACAGTTTGACCAGTCAATGACAAGAATATCTGTCAGCGATTACTCGCAGCTTTCCAACAAGTTGACGCAGAGCAAGCCTCTTCAATACTACGTTGAAAGGAAACCCACAGGCATTACAATTCATGTTTGGCCTTCTCCAGATGATCAGGCAACGTATACTTTTGGGTATTACTATATGCAAAGAATTGAAGATTCTGGCTCCCCGGCGTCTAACAATATGGATGTACCTGCAAGGTTTTTGCCTTGCCTAGTGGCTGGGTTGGCATATCAGGTCAGCATTAAGTATCCAGACGCTGCGCCAAGATCTCAGATTTTAAAAGCAGATTACGAAGAACAATTTGCTTTAGCTGCTGACAGCAGCAGAGAAAAGGCATCTCTGTTTGTTTCTCCCGGCGGGTATCAGTTTTGAGCAGGTTTGCAAGCGACAAATATTCTTTTGGTTATTGCGATAAAACAGGGTTTAGGTATCCAACCAAAGACCTTGTGCCGGAAATAGTTAACCAAAGACCTACTGGATTTTTAGTGGGCAAAGATGTTGTTGACCCTGACCAACCTCAGTTGCAGTTAGGCAAGGTTAAGGTTGACGATCCAAGAGCTTTAAGAAACCCAAGACCAGACCGTTCTATGGATGAAAGTAGAAAACTTTTTGCTTTTGACCCTGTAGGTGGAGGTGTTACAGAGCTTGGAAGTCAGACTGTAGGCTTAGATATAGAAGCTCAGTCTGGAACCGTAACGGTAACAACCAGTTAAAGGAGCATCATGTCAAAGTTAGAAGTGTTTCAAAACGGAAATTTTTCTTCAGGGGAGCCTGTCTACCAGATTGGGATTAAGCTTAAAGCTGGTGAGTACGGTGAATACGGCGAGTACGACATTGTTGTTTTTGACCTGATGACTAAAGCAGAGGCAGAAAAAAGGCTTGCCGAAATGAATCCGCCATCTGCGCCTAAAAAGAAAGCGGCCCCAAAGAAAAAAGCGGCTGTCCCAACATTGGCTGAACTTAAAGAACTAACAAAGCTTGATTTGGAAAAGCTTATGCGGAAGCATGGTCTTGAGCTTGATAGAAGAAAAACCAAAGATGCTTTGGTAAAACAGTCAGCAGCTTTTTTAAAGGGAAAGTAATTTATGGCTTGGACGTTTACAACCCTCAAGACAGCATTACAAGACTATCTAGAGACCGACGAAACTACTTTCGTTAACAACCTTTCTAATATAATTACTCAGGCAGAGGACAGGATATTAAAATCAGTCCAGTTGCCTGACTTCAGGAAGAACTCTGTTGGCACGACTACCAGCGGGGTTAAGTATCTAAGCTGTCCTTCAGACTTTCTTGCCCCCTACTCTTTGGCGGTTGATAACAGTGGCTACGAGTTTCTTCTTTTTAAAGATGTGAATTTTATTAGAGAGGCTTACCCTTCATCGTCTACGACAGGCATACCCAAATATTACGCCCAGTTTGACGAGGAAAACTTTATTTTGGCACCAACCCCTAATGCTAATCTGAATGCAGAGCTTCATTATTTTTATAAGCCAGAATCTATTACAGCTTCATCTTCTGGTACTAGCTGGTTGGGGACTAATGCAGAAAGCGCGTTACTTTATGGTTGTTTGGTAGAAGCTTATACTTTCTTGAAAGGAGAGCCGGACATTATGCAGATGTATGCTGCAAGGTACGACTCCGCTATTGAAGACCTTAAATTGTTAGGCGAAGGTTACAACACAACAGACAGCTACAGATCTGGGGCAGTTAGGCAGGCAAGATTGTAATGATTGAATTTTCTAATAGTCAGGCAGGCACAGTTAGTGTTGTAACGACAGACAATGTTGGTTTATCGGTAGATTATTGGGCCGAAAGAGCAGCAAATACAATTATCAGCGTTGGCTCTCAAAGCCATCCTCTTATTGCGGAACAGGCTAAAGCCTTTAGGGAAGATGTTTTGCGAACTGTAAAATACTACATGGAGGAGGCTATTAAGAGCGACAAGACCAGCAGGATTGCGGAGCTTGAACAAGCTGATCACATCGAAATGGCAGAAATTTTGAGGAAAATGTAATGGCTATTACTCAGGCAGTTTGCACTAGTTTTAAGCAAGAACTTTTGCAGGGCATTCACAACTTTACTAGCGGTAGCGGTGGCGGAACAACGACCACAACTGGTTCTGGTAATTCATTTAAGCTGGCCTTGTATACCAGCAGCGCTACTCTTGCCGCGTCAACAACAGCATATAGCTCTACGAATGAAGCTTCTGGGACAGGTTATTCTGCTGGTGGCGGTGCTTTAACTAACGTTACACCCACAACGTCTAGCACTACAGCGTTGACTGACTTTGCAGATCTAACGTTTTCTAGCTCTACAATTACGGCTAGAGGGGCGTTGATTTATAACTCCAGCACAACAGCAGGTTCTGCAAATAGAGCCGTTATTGTTCTTGATTTTGGATCAGACAAGTCATCCTCGTCAGGCGACTTTACTATACAGTTTCCAACCCCAGACGCGAGTAACGCTATTATTCGGATCGCCTAGTGGCCGATGCAATAATATACTTCGAGGGTTATAACAGTATAACCCAAGGGTACAATGAAGGCGGTTATAACGAAGATGTAGCGTTTACAGGCTTAACAGCATCTTTAGACAATGTAACTGTTGTTCTTAACGAAAATATCCTTG